CCTTTGATAAGTTCAGCCATAGATACAGTTGACTCTTCACCATCAATCTTAACTGGTACTTGATAGTCCATATCTAATTCTTCCTCATCACCATCTTCTTCCACTTCATCTGAATCTTGATCGTCATCTTCATCAGCTTCCGCTTCAGTATCATCTTCATCTTCACTCTCTTCTAGTTCATCAGTCTCAGGCGCCTCAGCTTCATCGTCCTCTGCTGCTTCTTCCACTGTGTTATCGACGTCGTCGCCGGGTAGAACTTCTTCTTCTGTGATCTCGTCACCAAAAAATTCGCCCGCTAGACCTTCTAACATTGCATCTTCATCAACCATGTTTAGTTTAACATCCTGTGAGTTTGTTAGGGTAGTTTCTAAATTGTCTGACATAATATAATCCTCCTAGATTATTCTGTTACTTGTCTGCAGCTTTAGTAGGTGCTGCTGACTTAGTAGTTACCTTTTTACTTACAACCTTTTTATCAGCTGCTATCACTGCTTCAGTGCGTGCGATAATAACTTGCACTGCATCTAGCTTTTCTAGCAATTGTCTGATAACTGGTCCGTGTCCACCGCGATTAGTTGCACCGCGCATTTCACGTAGTATGTTTCTTTCTTCCAACTTGAACATCTCCAAGTCTGTTAATGTAAATTCATCCATTACGAATCCTCCTGTTCTTTAGTGAATGTTGCATTATCACCTGCGACCGCAAGCGACTCTATTTCTTTTTTCACATCGGTTAAAGCTACGATCGTGTTATATAACGTTTCACGTAGCTCTGTTTGATGTGAACCTGTTGCAACCAATGCATCAGTATATTTTTGCTTTACAGTTTTGAATACTTCCTCAAAAGCTTTATTAGCAATAATCATCTTTGCATGGTTACCTAGTTCTATCTTATCCATATAATCCTCCAATTAATGAATTAACCAATTTTTGTTGGCTTGCCTGTTTGAACCTCTAAAGCAATCTCTGCTTTGTCCTTTGCAACCATGTGCTCGAACTTAGCTCTGTCCAACTCCATGTCAGCTTGCTTCTTCTGAATGTCAGCCATCTGCTTTTGTAGTGTCAACATAAGTTTCTGTTGTTCTACTTCAGCTTCCTTCTGTGCTTCAGCGCTTGCAGCTTGTTGTTGTTGTGCTACAGCTTGCTTCTGTTGCTGTCCTTGTGGTGTACTTGGGTCGACAATAAAGTCAGTCCAGTTTTCAACACCAATAGAATCCATCATTTGCTTAGCAATGTTAAATCCTGAGTTAGGATTAATCACATGCTTAGTTTCTGGAGTTTGATACAACATTGGCATTACTTGTGTTGCTAACATCATCATGTTTTCTTGAGTATTAGCTTTACTGTTTGGACCAACGTCAATATCAACAGAACAGAACTCTAAAGGCATCATGTCTTTTGATGAGATTCCATAGTAAGCGTAATCTTGTAATACTGCATCAGCATTATCAAGTATCAAACTATATACACCTCTACACAAGTCTTTAAAACCAGTTTCAGCAAATCTACGTGCTACATAAGCAATACGTTTTTGTGAAGCTGCTTGTACTTGTGCGACTTTACCTGCAGAGTTACCAGAGTCAAACAATTTCTCGTTAACTCCTTGTGCTGCGCGTGTCATACCACTAGCTTGCTCTTTCTCATTGTTCATAAACTCTAACAAAGAGAACGTTGAGGGTGATAGAGAATCCGGAGTAATCGGTTGCACTGCTGCAACTGGACTACCGTTAGTAGGGATTATCTGGTGTGGTTCAGGACTCTGTAGCGCACGGAAATCTACCGTATTTGGATCTGCAAGTATACGACCATAATTAGTCAAGTATACGTTTTCGACCATACCACGAGTAATAGCTGTTTTAATCTCTGTAGCTGAACGAGTAGTGTCTGCAATAGACAACCCGTAGAACGCGTGTGGTATTTCAATTGGATTCAAGTTAGCTAAAGGAATACTATCAGTATACTCTTCTAACAAGATCTCATTACCAGCAACTATAAAGCGCTTAAGCTCAGCGATTCCATCACCATCTCTATCGATCTTCATCCAGACTTCGTTAACAGTAATTTCTCTGTTAGCTGCACCTAGAATATCATCGTCTTCGCCAACATATATACCATTTACTGATTGTCTGTTAGCGTCTTCACCGTATGACCCTTTCAATCCTGCGAATGACTGGTCACCTTCAGTTGCAATATCATCTGATACGTCGAAACCTTGCGCGCGAAGATCTGATAAAGATACTTCCGTTTGGATTCCAACAAAAGACGCATTGTCAATTGAAGTGGCGTTTCTGTTTATCATAAAAGCTTCAGGTGGAATATTCTCAAGCTCAATCTTAGACGTATCTATCTTGCGTCTAATACGAACTGTTTCATAATATTCTACTTCTTGGCCTTCAATTATTTCTGACGTAGTAACTAACTCAATAATTTCTACGTTCTCATCTGCAGTCAAAGCATCAACTTCTTGTGCAGTCATGTTTTCATACTCTTCTACTTTATGATCGAAGCTTTCAACCCACTTCCATCTTATTGTAGCATTCTTGAAAAGTAAAGCACTTTTAATCCATGTATTCAACTCAACCCAACCGTTGTTCTTTACAAAGATACAATGATTAGTAATATCTGAAGCAATACCAGCTGCTTTAGTTTGTGTTGGATCCATAGCATTAAATTTAGCGATTCTACCATTAGATAACATCAACTCTGAAATCACTGCTAGATAAGAATCTACGATTTCAATAGTGTCTGATGATACTACTTTAGAAACACCCATTGGTGCTAGTCTACCTTTCGCTTGTTGCGTATAGTAGTCAACAGCCTCATCTCTTGACTCAGATATGTTTGAGCCATCAGAGAATGAACCTACTGATTGATGAATAGCGTCGTTTATAATACCCGTTAGCTCCTCATCATTTACCTTGTTAATCTTCTTAGACATAATGTCTCCTTTTAAATCCAATTGTTATTTGTAGGTGGGATAAATGTATTACCAAATCCTACTCTGTCATTTGTTAACTTATCGATATGTGTTCTATATACCTCACACGCGATTGCTAAGGACATGACGGCATCATCGTGACAACCAGGACCTGCGGCAGTTGAACCACGCTCATCAGACAAGTAATCTTTAAGTTCTTGAATAATTACTGAAGACCATATTCCTACTTCTTCTTCAAATATCCAGTTCTTTAAGTTACCTATGATAGCAGGCTTTGACGCACTAGTTGTTCTGAAACCAAGTCTCATCCCTTCTTCATTTGATATGTTAGCAATCTTTGTTTGATAATATAGATTAACATAGTTCATATCTTTTAGTTTCTGTAGAGTAGCTACACCCATTGAATTAGATTCAACGGCTAAAAGCGCATTATTGAAATACCTTCCTAAATAGAATAGTTCCTTGCCAAAGGCAGATGGGTCAATCCTATTATTCCTGTACAAGCCAACTACTTCCCTCTTCGAGTTCATTACTACAGCAGTGCTATAGTCTTGTCCTACTCCGAGTGCAACGTCAGCACCAATAATATACTTCTCTTTGAAACCAGGAGCCTCCCATATTTCGAGGTGTCCTTCTCTTTGTTCGTCCCAAGACATCATCTTAGGGCTAAAGCTTCGAATGCTTACAGCAGACTTAGCATTTAATTTTTCTACTTTCTCGACATCAAACACGTTAGCACCTGATACTTGGAATGCTTCTTCAGATGTTGCAGGATATTCTTGTGCAAACTTCGCACTTCCACCCTCACCAATCTTCATTCTACGCCACCAAAGTTGACCGTCAGTTAAATCATATAATTCAACTAATGCTTCTTCTTCTTTAGTACGTACGAAATCCTCTGGTGGTTCCATCGTATATTCCAATGTCATATGCCACGGTAAGAATACCGGAATATAATCATTAAGCCCTTGTTCGGCTTTCTTATACATCTCATAGAAAGAACCTGAAGCTCCATTAGCTGTAGACTCAAGAATGATCTCAGTGCCGTCAGCACTTGATACACCCTGGAATAGTCCAGCAAGAATCTTCTCTTGGTTTTGCCAAAACGCAACCTCAGAACAATGTAGGATTGTAGGTGTTGTTCCACGTCCAGCTTCCGGAGAACCTGCTGTGTACAATCTAAATCCTGAATCGTTATGTGCAAACTTAATCTCTTTTGCGTTTGACTTAACTAGTTCTGGCTTGCCTTCATCTGGCATTCTTTCAATAAATTGTTTACTCATTGTAAATAGAGCATCTGAAGTCGCACTATCGTGTGCTAGAACAACAGATCTCGTGTAAGGAGTATGTAACGTCTTCCAAAACACTCTACCAGCCGTATAAGTCGATATACCTTGCTGACGAGCTTTAAGAATTAATACTCTTACTCTACCTTTTTCTTTTAATTGCTTTTCAACAGCATCATGTATCTTCTGTTGTGCTTGATTAAACTTAAAGGGTATATAACCTTGCGCAGCGTCTTTAGTAATGATCTTTAACTTGTCTTCACTAAAAGATCCGAAGTCTTTTGCATATTGTTCTGTCTTTTTCTTTTGTGCAATAGCTTTCTTTATCTCTATTTGCTTCGCAAGCTTAAGTTTGTACTCTTTGCTATGCTTATCCATATAATCCTCCAATTATATATTAAATTAGGTGGTGCGTTCTTGGGCTACTGCGCACCGTCAGCGTTCGGAGGAACCCAAGTCCTTTAAATCCGAATGAATAGGGGCGAGATTTATAGTTTCTCGCTAAACTTTTAATCATCTGTTTCTGAATCGATGAATTCTTGTATCTGTTCAACAACAACTGGGTCTCCAAACATTTGTAATGCTTGAATCATCCTAAAGTTGAAGTCGTTATCATCAGGTCCTTTCTCTTTTGGAGCGCTATCAACCGCATTATATGTTTCAATGTAGTTAATTAGCTCTTCAGATAAGTCTGCCCTTTGAAATGTTTGGCCTAGGAAAGTAATAGTTGTAGATTCACTCATATACTCTCCTATTTAAGACCAATAAATTTCGCTAAAGTTAATAGCTTCTTACCAACTAAGTTACCAAATGTTCCTGCAGCAGTATGAGCAGACGTTTGTCTATTCCATACAG